GGCAATTAGATTTTGTGATGATAATATATTTTCGTCTGTTGCGGTTAGGTATGCAACTCTTAGAGATTTCTTACCACTTGGGTAATAGATTCCTCTTGAAGGTAGTTCAACAACATCATATGATATTGTCGGGTCAATTCTAAATTCTTCCATAATTGTATTTTTGTTATAACTATACTATAATACAAAACTTATTATAAAAAGTAAAGGTCTCCCTTGTGAGGAGACCTTCATATTGACAGATTCTATATTTTTTATTTCTATTAGTAAACTTGAATACATCTATCCATACGTAAAGACGCTGTAATAGTTGCGATATCATCTCTTGAATAATCAAGTTCGTTGAAGTTCAAGTCAGTCAAGAATGTACCTTGAAGAATCCATTTTTCAACCACAACACCCGTTGGGTCTAACATCTCAAGTTCGATGTCTTTCTTATAACCCGCAGCGTAACCCATACGACCCGTAACAGACTCAGCGTGAAGACGGAACCATTCCATCAATGCCTGTGACGCAGAAGGACCAATAGGGTCTTTAAACGTTACTCTTAATTCGTTCCACTCAAAACGTCCTGCAACATAAGTTGAAGTATTGATGAACGGAATCGCAACTGAATTGATTTTAGCACTTGGTCTAGCCGCTGATGATACATACCACTCGTTGATACCCAATGAAGAAGGGAATCTAAGTATGAATCGGTTAACTCTTTTCGGTTCGTAAGGAACCGGCATTTTCATTAATAAATCTGCCATGTCTATATTTTTGTTTTAGTTTTTTTTGTTATTCTTCTTTCCTATAAATATGCCTATCTCGAAAAAATAAAAAATTTCACCGTAGGCCTTTTTTATTTGGATTTTTTTTCGTATTTTTTCCCTATACTAGTATAAATACTGGAACTGGATTTAAAGATTAAATAAATAAATCTAGAAATATAATACTAGCTCTAGTATACTAGATATAATACTGGGTAAATTATACAAATATTTCTTTTATACTTTTTGGTTCCACATGGAACATATAAATGGGAGAGGTTTCCCCCTCCCATCTTTATTTCATTAGATATTATCAAATGATGCTCCTGTTGGGGTAATTATGAACTCAACATCGATAAATTCAAGTGAACGAGTTGGTTTTACATAGATTTTACCTCTAAGTGTGTTTGCATCAATGTCCTCAGGGTCATTAGATACAGTTACACGGAACTCGTATAAACCTCTTTCTCTCTTGATTGCCTCAAGAATTGGGTTTACTAATCTCAAGAATTCATTACGAACTTGTTCGTCATTTTGTTCAAACAATAATCTTATCGCAACTGCTGAAATAAGTTTTCTTGCTCTTAATAATAATCTTCTTACGTTAATTCTATCCAACGCAGATTCTCTTACTTGAAGGGTTTTGTTACCCCAAATAATGGTACCTGTATCAGAGAAGGTTGCGATTGGGTTGATTCTCGCCTTGTATAGTTCATCTCTTTCGTCAAGGGTTAATTTTTTAACCGCCTTGATTGAGTTAACCAAACCTCTTGAGTAACCCGCTACTGCGAACCAAGGGAATGAAACGTTATCTGTCAACGCAATGTTTCTTACAACTTCACCTGTAGGTGGAATGTATAATTGAGTTGCGTTGTCTTGGTCTCTAACTTGAATCCAAGGCCAGTATGTTGCTGAATAGTTAGTATCCAATGCCACACCATCCAATGCGTCAATTACTTCTTCCGCAGTTGACATATTAGGTGATGCGATGACATAAAGTGAATCCGCTCTATCATTTTCCATAATGTCGATTGCCTGTGTAGTTAATGAACTATGGTCGTAGAAGTTAATACCCGGAGTTGCGAAGATGTTGATATCTACTGCTTCAGGGTTTGCGAATGTATTGATACCTTGTAAGTACGCATAATAGTCAGAGTTTCCAACAGTTGTACTGAATACACCACCGTTAGTTGTGTGACCACTTACATATGTTGATTTACCAAAGATATAACCGTCTCCGTAAGTTTTAGTTTGACGATAGATATCCCAACCATCAAAACCACCACCAAACGCAAATGTGAATTTACGGTAACTTGTTGATGTTAGTGGGTTGTTCACACCTGATTGTCCTTCTAAATCGTAAGGAGTTGTTGTAAATGTTGTACCTGTGATAGTAGATGCATTTGTTGATAAGTGGAAACCACTAGTTGAACCAGCAGCTGCTCCACCTTTATATTTGAATAAGTCTTTGTCAAATCCAACTTGTGAAGATAGACCTAAAGTTACTTTTCTTACTTTATCGCCTGATGATGTGATTTCAGTACCATCGGCATTGTAACCAATTACATCACCCGCAGTGTAGTATTGTGTTTTGTACATTACTGAACCCAAATTAGAACCTGAGAAGTTTGTGTTTGCCACAAATCCTTTAAATCCTGCAGGGAATGCATCAACCGGATGGTTTTCAGCCATATTCAACATAATGTATTTAGAACGTAATTCGTATTCACCGTCAGATGTACCAACTTTCTTAGCCACATAACCCGGTAAATCAGGGTTCATTGAACATCTTGAGAATTTCTCAAGTGAAACCATATTATCGTCAGTATCGTTAAAGTCACGAACAATTAAGTCAAATTCACCTGTTTCAATATCAATATTGATAACAGAAATCTTAATTTGTGAGTTGGCAGCATCACCATCTGAAATTGTGATAACTTCAAATAGGTCAGAAACTTCACCACCACGTACTTCAGATACAACCATTGGAGACATTGGGGTATCCCATTCTCTAACGAAGTTTGTACCTTCAGAAACGTAAAGTTCAGTCAAACTAATACCTCTCACTAAACCTTGCTCGTATGCTGATTTTAAATAATTTGGGTATGACTCGTAAACATATACCGGAATGTCTGATTTAGGTTTGTCATAAACATCAGTACCCAACACTTTAGTTACATACTTAGATGATGTTGTATCCATTGAACAAGTGAATGATTTTGCACCACTTGTAGAACCTGTTACATTAAGAGTGAACTCGGCGAAAGGATTTGTTGCCAAATCAGAACCTGAGATATTGAAACTTGTGTTACCAGTAACTTCAAGTAACAATGTTTGACCTGAATATGAACCTCTTGAACGGAACGCCGCAACAACTTCACCATCATTGGTTAAGGTTGCATTGTACTCGTATCTTGTTACCGCGAATTGGTTAGTTGAACCATTCCATACAAATAAGTAAGAATATACTTCATTTGAACCGTTATTGAAAACGTTGTACCAATTCTTATTCCAAACTGAATTTGCATCTAATTCACCCGTAAGTGGAGAAACCAATTCTTTAGTTGGGTCTTGAGCCGCAACATCTGCAGCGTCCGCCTCCCCGATAACGAACCATACACCGTTATTTCCGGTTACACCACTAAATTCTGAGTAGATGTAATCGGTTATAGATTGACCATCATATGCAGTTTTACCTGAAAGTTCAGCATAAACTGTACTTCCTGTGTAAGTTGATAATGGAGTTGGGTCCATTGTGATACCTGTTGTGGTACCTGTCGTCATATTCCCAACGATGAAACCACCAAGGGTTTGAATCGCGAAAGTTTTCACGGGTTTATATCCTGTTAATCCTAGGATTCTTGTTACGAATAACTGATTAGATTCTTCAAGGTATGCTTTAGCAACATAAGGTAACTCATATTTTGGATTACCGGCCCCGTCTTTTACTGGTGATGAACCTCCAAAGTACAATTTAAACTCATCATAATCTTTAACTAAGATTGGTTCGAAGGCTGGACCTTTTAAAGTTTCACCTACCAAACCTAATGTAGTAACACCTACACTCTGTGCGACGAATGTTAAATCTTTTTCTGATGTATAAACACCTGGAGATACAAATACTCTATTTGAATTTGCCATTTTTAATTGTTTGGTTTATTTATTTTATTTGTTATTCTATAAATATCTTTGATTTTAGCAAAGATTTCGTGAGTTTTTCAAAAAAAGATAATTAAAAATCCTTTTTTATCATTATTTATCTTTATGTCAAAAGAGAACTTAAAAAACATCAAAGTCAGTGAAAAACATCATGAGATGTTAAAAGATTACTGCGATAAAAATGGATTAAAAATCTATAAGGTCGTCCAAAAATGGATTGAGGAAACCTGTAAACCGAAAAAGAAAGACTTATACGGGGATTAACTTAGATATACCACCCCGATTTTTGAACCAAGAGCGGGTGTCCCAAGTAATTTGACGGTATAGTTTCCCGATACCTCAAAACCGGTACCTTCATCTTCAACAAGACCATTGATGTCTAAACTGACAACACTGTCAATAGAACTTTGAGTTGTGAACTCTAAAGTGGAACCGTCGTACACAAAAGTTTCGTTTGAAACTTGTAATGGTTTACCAAATGTGTCAATAAAGGTATCATTACGACCCTTAAAGTATGTAATCGTGATAATGTCACCTTCATCAGGTGGAGATGCAAATGTTATTTTGGATGTTCCCGGAATATGATAATAGTCGTCATCCCTAACTTGAACAAGTCCATTAACTGCAACCGTAAACAGTACGTTGATACTTTCACCAACACTAAAAACGGTTTGTACCCCATCAGCGGTAAAAGTGGCGACTGTTATATCAATAGTTTTATTAATATATTTTTTCGCATAGTTGTTACTTGCGATAAATTCATTCAACAGGAACATTCTACTGATTGCCGGTTTAACCTCAAATTCCTCATCATCGATTAAAAACCCTAACATTGTGAATGTGTAGTTTTGAATATAGAACCTTCTACCGTCCAATGAATCCATTGGGGTATTATCTTCTATTCTATCCAATATAATAGGAATATAGTGTCCTTTTACACTCGTATACGATTGACGTGAAGAGAACTTCTGTAAAACGATTTTATTAAATCGGTTAATATCCCTAACCTTAGTACAAACAATGGTCACATCGAAAGTAATATCGATTGCCACAGGTTGTGGTATTTTGTATATATCCGCACCCATTTGAGTTCCGTTCCATGTTGGTACAGATGCGTAGAAAAAGTCTCTTCTATCGGGGATTGTTCTTTGAACAACGGGGTTTGTACCGGGTTGAACGTCAGGTCTCCTAATAACCGCCATAAATGGTAGTTTCATATTACCGTCTTCATCGGCAAAGGTCCAATTGTTTGACATCTCACCCCATCTTTGAATTGTTAATATTCTTGGGATGATTGGAATTTGTTCTCCATCAGATATAATCTTAAAATGTTCTTTAACAAAATCGAGCATACCTAAGTCAAGGTCTTCGTGAAGGATTGAATCGGGAAGAAATGTATCAGATTTTGTAATTCTTTCTAATAGTTCTTTTCTTCTACCAATAACATTAGGTCCATCAACGTTTTGTTTGACCCCGAATACTTTTATATCGTTTTTTCTTTTAGGTACTCCCATGTTTAAATTCCACGAAATTCTGATTCCTGTGCCGGAACACAAAGAATGGTTCTATAATATGGTTTGAATCCAAACATATTATGTTTATTGTCTGAGGTTACTTTACCATCGTTTGTAACGGTGTAGTATCTAATTCTCTCTTCAGATTCAGGATACCCAATGTAATCTCCGTATCTAATATCTATCTCGAGTTCCTCTAAATGTCTCATATAAACCGAAACTGTCATATTACCCGGTTCCAAATACCTACCTAAACCACCTTTATATGTTGTGTTTTTTGGTTCCTCAATCTTTACCAATGCATTAAACTCAACAGGTGGTAAAAATTTGATTTGGTCTTTACCAACTTCAGCATATACTTCATCGGTATCAGTCTTTTGTCTATCAACACGAAAAACTACCAATTTCATATTCAAATCACCATGCAAATATTCCTGACCCATTTGAACATTTAAATCAAAATCGGTTTCAGAGAAAAATTTACTGAGTCTTGTTATTGGTAACTTATGTTTCATACTCAATAAATAGTTCCATTATTCATTCTAATTTCTTATATTTAGAATATATGCAGAATAAAATACCCGAGATAGAGGCGAGGGATATATTATTAAGTTACGAAGGATTCAACAATCAGTTGTTGGATTGGAAAGAAAAGTTTTCAAAAGTTAAAAACTTTCAATTGACTCGACCTCAGGCAGAATACGTCTTGAAATATCATGAGACGGTACCTCGTGTTGCTAAAAAATATCTAAACATTTCTAAGAATTTTGCGAGTACAATTATGGAAAGTAAACACCTCACTTATGTCCCTGAAAAGATATGGTGTGAGAAATTGTTGTGTGAAAGTGATAAGGCATACCACATTTGGGGTAAAGTAGTTGAGACTGAGAAGAACTATTCGTTATGGTTACCAAAGTCCGCTATTATTCAAGAAGAAAAGAAATTAAACAGAGAGGTTGATTATTCACCATACTCACATAGAGCACCAATGGAACACCAAAAGGTGGCAATTGAAAAATTATTGGCAAATAACAAATACATCCTTGCCGATGATATGGGTCTTGGTAAAACCACATCCGCAATTATCGCAGCGTTAGAAAGTGGTGCGAAGAAAGTGTTAATTATTTGTCCCGCATCTTTAAAAATTAACTGGCAACGTGAAATTGACAATTACTCCGATAGAAAGGTGTTAATTGTTGAAGGTCGTAAATGGGGGTCAACATTTGATTTCTACATTATCAATTATGACATCATTAAGAACTACCACACGACCGAAAAGTCGGAAGATAGTGAAGCGTACCAACTAATCGTTAAAGAGGGTTTTGACCTTGTTATAATCGACGAGGCACACTATGTTTCAAACCCGACAGCACAAAGAACTAAATTGATTAATGATATTGTTAAACAAATCCCTAAAGTTTGGTTGTTGACAGGTACCCCGATGACATCGAGACCGATAAACTACTATAACCTATTGAAGATTGTTAACTCACCAATCGCACTCAACTGGCAAAGTTTTGTTAGAAGATATTGTGCAGGTTACCAATTTAATGTTGGAGGTAAGAAGATTTGGAATACAAGTGGAGCAAGTAATCTTGATGAACTACGAGATATGACTAAGAACATTATTCTTCGAAGAATGAAGACCGATATTCTTGATTTACCTGAAAAGATTATTACACCTGTTTTCTTGGATTTAAAGAGTACGTTCTATGATGAAGAGTTAGAAGATTTCATGAGAATTTCTAAAGACAATCAAAAGAACGAATCAATCACTGTTACACTTAATCGTCTAATGAAAATTAGACAGGTCATCGCATATGAAAAAGTACCATATACCTGTGAATTAATTGATAAGTTTATCGAACAGGGTAAGAAGGTAATTGTGTTTACAAACTTTACAATGAGTCTTGATATGAT